TATTTTAATAAAATAAAAAAAAAGTTTGTGTTGTGTCAAAATAGAAAAATAGGCTTTCTAATCTACTCTCTCTAAGTTAGAAAAAAAACTATTGATTTTTAAAATAAAGTTGTTATAATCTAATTTGCCAAATTTTAAAAAATTTGAAACTATTAAGTTTAATAAATATAATATATTTAATTAATATATATACAGGAATTTATGAAATAAATTCCGAAAAAAAAATAATAAACACAATGATTGAATATTTATTAAAAATCAATGATAAATACAAGAAAAACAAAGTAAATTCTGCAGTAATACAAGCTGAATTCTACTCTAGATGTAAGCAAGAAAATATTATTTGTTATCTTGAGTATAAAGAAAGAAATTCAAGATTTGATGCTTTAATATTTGATAGAGATTTAAATAAAATTGCTATTGTTGAATTTAAGAGCTACACAAGTAAAGAAAAAAAAGCAGTTAAGAACACAAAACAAATAAAAAAATATTTATCTTATAACTTACCTGTCTTGCTCGTTGTAAGACATGAAGAGATAGAAATAAATATTACAAAACTAAAATTGTTTTTGAAGAATAAATCATTGACAAAATAAGTTTACTTAATTAATTTAAAAATAATTGTAGAGATAAGATTTATTATTGATTAGATTAGATTGATTCTAATAAAGATTAAGTGATTATAACTAAAAGATTTATCTTACTCTAAATATCACACGCGCGCGTTAACTAATTTGTAAAAAAATGCATGATTTAAAAGAAATAAAAAAAAAAGAATTGTCAAAATCTGACTCATTTACATTATTATCTAATAATTTAGAATATGTGCTAAATCAAATCAGTAAAAATGTATCTTATGCTACTCTCGCTAAAGAGTTTAATATTAATGTAGCAAATCTTTGCTTTTTTCTTAATCAAGATGAGATACGCGAAAAAAAAGAAGTCGCATTACAAATAGCATCTTACAAAGTAATCGACGAAGCTAAGCAGTATCTTGAATCAATTGAAGCTGACGATACTAACGCAAGTGTTCGTAAAAAATGTGAACTATCACAATTTGCAACTTATATTGCTAAAGTAAAGAATCCGAAAGAATTTAATTTAAATTATAAATCTAACGAAACTAATAACAATCAACAAATTATAGTTATTCCCGCAAGTTTTAATAATAATAATAATGATAAATAAGCAAGAGATAATAATCCCGCATAATTATACGCCCCGACCGTACCAGCTCGGGCTCTGGAACGCTATGATTGATGATAAAAAAAAACGCGCGATATATGTTTGGCATCGTAGAGCTGGCAAAGATTTACTTGCTTTGAATCGCATTCTTTATAGTGCTATGTTCGAAGCCGTCGGGACTTACTGGCACATATTCCCGAGCTATGCACAAGGTGCAAAATCAGTTTGGCAAGAAACAAATTCTGAGGGTCGCAAATATATTGATTATATCCCAAACGAGTTAATTGCTAAGAAGAATGAGAAGGAGCTTAAGATAACTCTTAAAAACGGCTCTATTTATCAAATAGTGGGTTCTGATAACCCAGATTCTTTGCGGGGAGCTGGAATTAAAGGGGCTGTGTTCTCGGAATATGCAGAGCAAGACCCGCGAGCATGGGGCACAATTCAACCGATGCTCTTAGAAAACAACGGCTGGGCGATGTTTAACTTCACGCCGAAAGGGCAAAATCATGCTTACGAACTTTATAAGATGGCTCAAAAGATGCCAGAGGTCTGGCACAGCGAAATAAAGACAGCAGAAGAAACGGGAGTATTTACGCAAGAGCAATTAGAGCAAGTGAAAGCAGAAATATTAAGCGAGGGAAAAACATTAGATTTCTTTAATCAAGAGTTTCTTTGCTCGTTTAACAACCCAATTGAAGGAGCTTATTATTCTAAAATCATCGATGATTTAGAAAAGCAAGAAAGAATCGGAAATTATCCTTGGGAGCAACAACTCCCTGTATATACTTTTTGGGATTTAGGAGTCGGCGACGCTACAACAATCTGGTTTGCTCAATTTATTGATAAAGAAATAAGAATTATTGATTATATCGAAGACAATAATAAGGGGCTTAATTCATACATCAAAGAAGTTAAAGACAAGCTTTATATCTACGAACAACATTACGCACCGCACGATATACAAATAAGAGAATTTAGCAACGGCAAATCTAGAATTGAAACGGCTCTTGAACTTGGTTTAAGATTCTCAATTGCTCCAAGACTTTCAGTCGAAGACGGAATTAATGCAGTTCGCTCTATTCTTTCTAAATGCTTCTTTAATGAATCAACAACAAAAAAAGGATTATTAGCACTCAAGAATTACAAAAAAGATTTTGATAATAAGAATAATACTTTTAAATTACAACCCAAGCACGATTGGGCGTCTCACGGTGCCGACGCTTTCAGATATTTAGCAGTTTCTTATCGTAAAGATATAGCACAATCTAGCATACAAGACGAATATATTTTAGAAGAGTTCATGAATGCATCGAATAGAAATGCAATTACTGGTTATTAAAAAGTGCTTGACAAATATTTTGATATAGTTAATTATATGCAATTATTAGATAATTATAAACATTAAACAAATTAAAAATTGTTAATTAAAAAAGATTCTTACAATTCAAATCTTGATTTTAAAACTATTTTGTCAACTGACAATCTAGCTAGTATATTATCTGAAGAAACTAAAGCACTTATATCTAGTGAAGTCATGACTAGATATAACACTGACTTACAATCTCGTAGCGAAAAACAAAAAGTATTACAAGATTTAGTCAAATGCACTTTAGCAATCGGCGAGAAGCGTTCATTTCCTTTTGAAGGTTCATCTAATATAATGTTTCCTTTAATTTCTACAGCTTGCGTTGATTTTTCCGCAAAATGTTATACCGAAATTTTTAAAGATGGTAATATCGTAAAAGCTAAAGTTATCGGTAATGATGACGGCGAAGTGATGAAAGATCTAGAAGGTAATGAGATGAGAAATGAAGATGGGTCAATTGCATTATTAGATGAAACAGGCTTGCTAGCAATACAAAATGTCGGTGCCAAGCTTAAACGCGGTCAACGAATTGCAACAGTAATGAACTATCAATTAAATGAAGAGATAGAGAATTACGAAAAAGACATGGACGCATTGTTTATGGCTTTGGCAACGCTTGGAATAATGTTTAAAAAGAATTATTATGACAATAATGACCAATGCATAAAATCAGATTTAATTTATCCTGATAAGTTAATTATTAATGATTTTGCCACATCTTTTGATGCACCAGTTACACATGTCATTGAAAAATACCCTCAAGATGTTGTTTCGTCAATTCGTAGCGGTGATTACATTGATTTTGATTTTGATGCAAAAGCACAAGATAGTGCATCTTTTGATAATTCTTTAGATGCTAACGACGAAAAACAAACAAGTGATGAAGCCTCAGCTGGTTTGGTTATTTTTTTAGAACAACACAATTATTTTGATTTAGATAATGATGGATACCCAGAGCCTTATATTGCAGTAGTTCATAAAGCTACTAACAAATTAATAAAGTTGGTAAAAAGATTCAATGAAAAAGATGTTAGATATAATAAAAAACAAGAAATAATTAAAATTAAACCTATAAAATTTTTTACCGCATATAACTTTATTCCATCACCTGATGGATCTTTTTACTCGATTGGATTGGGACACTTGTTATACAACATAAATTCTGCGATTAATTCAAATATTAATCAACTCAATGATGCCGGAACTTTACAGAATACAGGTGGCGGGTTTATTGCTAAAACATTAAATATTTCTGGTGGCATGAAACCCTTTAAGCTATCAGAATGGAAAATGGTTGATTCTTACGGCGGAAGTATTCGTGATGCTATTGTCCCTTTGCCACACGCTGAACCATCGCAAACTTTATTTGTTTTAATGCAATTTTTAGTAAATGCAGGTAAAGAATTGGCTTCTTTAAGAGATGTATTGACTGGTGAAAATGCTGGAAATATTGCTGCTACTACTTATATGGGAATGGCAGAGCAAGGACAAAAACAATTTAAGAGTGTTTTTAAAAGAATCTATAATTCACTAAAACAAGAAGTGAAGATATTCTACGAAATAAATTCAACTTATTTATCTCAAAAAAAATATTCTGAAATTTTAGATATTAAGTTAAATGAATCGCCAAATGTTAAGGAAGATTTTGATTTAAAAGGTTATGATATTGTCCCGGTCGTAGATCCTGAGAATGTTATTTCAATGCAAAAATTTGCAAAAGCACAATTTTTAATGAGCTTTATTAATTCACCTTATGTTGATCAAATGTTGTTGCATAAAACAGTTTTTGAAATAGCTGGTGTTGAAAATTTTGATAAATTTATTATTCAACCACAGCCACAACCTGACCCTGCCGTTGAATTAACAATGGCACAAGAAGAAACTAAACGCATGCAAATACAAGCAAATGTGCAAATTAAATCTGCTGAATTAGAGTTAGAGCAAATGAGATTACAAAAAGAATCAACAAAAACTGACTCAGAGGTATTGGTCAATTATGCTCAAGCAGGCAAATTGGTAAAAGATACCGAGATGGCAGAAACTAAAGAAAAATTAGACGTTTTGGATAATATGATTGATGCAGAATCAAGACAAAACGAAATGCAAGACCGCAAAGAAGATAGAAGATTTAGAGCGGCAGTAGAGCTAGCAAAGCTAGAAAATCAACAAGTTAAGGAAATTAAACCTGAAGCTATTGATAATGATATTAATCAAAATAATGAGTAAATTATGAGTCAAATACAAATGCAAGAGTTAAAAGAGTGGTTAAGTAATCCAACTGCTTTAAAGTTTAAAACAATTTTAGCAAATTCTCGGCTTAAATTGCTAAATGACGTGTCACACAATTACATTGGCAGAGACCACCAATTTAATAAAGACATCATTTTAAGTAGTCTTGGAGGCTGTGAAGCATTAGAGCAAGTTTCTAATTACCTTGACGCTAGAAAAGAAGAAGAGCTGGAGATTTTACTAAAGTTATTTTCTGGAGGTGTGAATGATTAATACTTCTGGTTACAGTGTTCCTGAATATAGAATTTTAATTTTGCCTGATGTAGTTGAAGAAAAAACTTCTGGTGGAATAATTATACCCGATTCATCAAGAGATGATTTACAGGGAGCTAAAACTTTGGCAACTATTGTTGATATTGGTGAAAAAGCTTTTGATCAAGGAACCGATAGAGAATGGAAAAAAAAGCCAAAAATCGGTGATAAAATTTTAATTCCATCTTACGAAGGTTATAGATTAAGCAAAGATCAAACCAAAGATGGTAAAGAATATAGAATTATTCTTGATCGTAATATTTTAGCAATTCAAATTAATGAGGAAATATGCAAGTAATTGATCGTTCTGAAGAAATAGATATTGATATTGGTTTAAACTCACAAGAACTTGAGCCAAAAGTTGAGGAAAATAAAAACTTATCTTCTAATCCAATTTTAAAAGAAATGGAAGAAGAGGAAATTGAAAAAGACAATAATCTATTTGAAAAATCAGCAAAAAGTGAAGAAAGAGCTTTTTATGAAACTTTAACTGATACAGAAAAAGACGCTTGGGATCGTGGCTGGAGAACTGGCAAATTTTTCAAAGGAAGATATAAAGATGGAACGCTAAAACCTCATAAAACAGCACAAGAATTTTTAGAAGTTCAGGAAAAAGAAACACCTGTATTAAATGAAAGAAATCGAAAACTAACTGCTGAAAAAACAGCTTTAGAAAAACGATTAGAAGATATGCAAAAACAAATGGATGTTATTTTAAATGTCCAAAAATTTTCATATGAAGAAAACAATCAAAAACGATTTCAATCTTTAGATGAGGCAGAAGAAAATGCAATTTTAGAGGGTGATGTTGCTAAAGTTAGAGCAATTCAAAAACAAAGAAATGAATTAGAAAAAAATAAAATTTCTTTTACCGAAAATAAAATTGATGAAAACATTCAAGAAGAGCCAAAATCACAAATACAGCCTGAAGATAAAAAAATATTTGATAATTGGGCTCCAGATAACACTTGGTTTTATGAAAATGCTCCGATGAGAGGATATGCAGAAACTTATTTTGCTACTTTATCAGAACGCATTCCTCTTCGTGAAAGATTAGAAATGGTTACCGAAGAAATTCAATCAATATTTAGTGATAAATTAAATAGAACTAAAGCTCCAAGTGTAGAAAGCGGTCAAAGAGGTATTAATGTAGGTAAAAAACAATATACTTATAATGATTTGCCTCTAGAGGTGCGTCAAACATGTCAATATTTTGCAAAGAAGCATAATTTTACTTCTGCTCAAATTAAAGATATGCAACAAAACGCCATTAATGACTATTTTAATAATTAATAATTGAGAAAATTTATGACAAACAAAAACATCGATTCAAACAGAGAAAGTTCAAAAGAACATGCTCAAGAAAGAGTATCTAATTATAATAATAGAGAAACTAGAGCTACCAATCGTGATGTAGAAATTATTAAATTACCGGATGGAAGAGAATTTATTAGAAGCCCACGTTCACATTTAAAAAGACATGGTGCTTTATCAGATTTGCCAAAAAAAGCAGGTTTTATAAGGCGCTGGGTTTCTGGTAACATCCCTAATCGATTACAAGATTTAATTGATTTAGGATATAAACCTGCTACTGATGAAAACGGATTAGAAATTGCTCCAATCAGAGGCGGTCAAAATAAAATGGGCGAAACATTTATGCGTTATGCCATGGAAATTTCTGAGGAAATGAACGAAAAAATACAAAGAGATAATCAAATTAAAATAAATAATCGTCAACAAGAAAGCATTGATAAACTTGCAGGAAGAGATCTTGGCATGGGTTCAATGACTTATGTTGCACAGGATCAAAAAAAATTAATTAAATAATTAAATAATTATGACAAATTCAAATACTCCATACGGATTAGTACCCGTTAAGAACTCTCCTTTTGTAGAGATTCCTAAAAACTATTACTACATACCAGCTAGTTATGCAACTGCATTATTTATTGGTGATCCAATTGTAAAAACTGGAACATCTAACACAGCAAATGTTTTGACTAGTGGAAGACAATTTGCCGCAGGTTCTTTACCTGAAATTAATAAAGCAACGGCTGGTGATGCTAATAAAATCACTGGTGTTATTATTGGTTTCTTGGCTAATCCACTTAACCTAAACTCAGTTTACAATCCAGCTTCAACCGAAGCAGTAGCTATTGTTGCCGACAGCCCACTTCAAGAATTTGAAATTCAAGAAGAAACTGCTGGCACTCCATTAGCTGTAACTTCTGTTGGCTTAAATGCTAACGTAGTATTCGCTGAATCTGGCTCAACTGTCACTGGCTTGTCTGGTGCAGAATTGGACACTTCAACTCCCGCTACTGATGCAACTTTCCAACTTAAAATTTTAAGATTAGTTGATGCTCCTGATAATGCTATTGGTCAACACGCTAAATGGCGCGTTAAAATCAATAACCACACAGAAGCAAACGTAACTAGTGGTATCTAATATTAATTACAAAAAATATAAATTATGTCTATTATAGTAACAGGAACAATTCCAAAAGCTCTTAAACCAGGAGTAAAAACTTATTGGGGAGCATACACCGAGGATGATCTTTTAGCATCAAAACTTGTCAAAATGGAGTCAACAGACGAACAATTTGATGAAGATGTTTTAATTTCGCCCTTTGGTCTTTTAAAAACTAAAAACGAAGGCGCTGGTGTTGATTATGATTCAATGTCGCAAGGCTATGTATCAAGATATCAACAAAGAACTCGCGCATTAGGTTATCAAGTTTCTTGGGAAGCTCGTAAATTTAATAAATATCTTAACGTTGTATCGAAAGGTAACGAATATTTAGCATCTTCACTCCGTGAAACTAAAGAGGTCGATGTTGCTGATTTATTCAATAACGGCTTTGATGCAGGTTACACTTTTGGTGATGGTAAAAAGTTTTTTGCAACTGACCATCCAAGTCGTGCAGGCAACTTTTCTAACACTCTAGCTACTCCTTCTGACTTATCAGAGGAATCTTTGGAAGAATTGTGTATTCAAATTAGAGAAACCAATAACGACAGAGGAATCAAAGCTAAAATTAAACCAACTTTATTACAAGTTCCATCAGCTTTAATGTTTGAAGCTACTCGTATTTTAGAATCTCAACTTCGTGTTTCAACCGCTAACAACGATGTTAATGCTTTAAAATATATGGGTTTGTTTTCAGGTGGAATTTTAGTTAATCCGCATTTGACTTCCGACGACGCTTATTTCGTCAAAACAGATGCTCCAGAAGGTGCTAAAATGATCACTGCAGTTCAAGGTGAATTTAGCAACGATGGTGCTTTTGAATCAGGAGATCATAAATATAAAATTATGACTTCCTATGCAGTAGGCGTTACTGATCCTCGTGGCTATTTTGCTTCACAAGGCGTTTAATTTTAACAGTTGTCCTATATTCTGGGTAAAAGGGAGTGAAATTCTCCCTACAACATTATTTATAAAAATTTATGGCTACAAATTTTCCTAATGGCGTTAATAATATTACCGCACAAAACATCTTGGGTCAATTGACTCAACCTGATTTTACTCAATCTCACACATATTTTGATGATTTTGATACTTACACAGCTGGTAACTGGACGGTTACAGAAACCCAAGCTGGAGCAACACAAGCTTTAGCTAATGTTGATGGTGGCGTTCTTTTGCTTACTAACAGTGCTGCAGATGATGATTTAAATGCTTTACAAAAAGTTGGAGAATCATTTAAATTTGAAGCTGGCAAGAAATTGTTTTTCAAAGCACGCTTTGCTGTTTCTGATGCAACTCAAAGCGATTTTGTAATTGGTCTTCAAATTACCGACACAACTCCTTTGGCTGTAACTGATGGCGTTTATTTTAGAAAAGATGATGGCGACGCAAATTTAGATTTTGTTGTTGTTAAAGATTCAACTGCTTCAACCGCTACTGCAATTGCAACTGTTGCTAATAATACTTATTTAACTGTAGGTTTTTATTATAATGGTGTAAGTGAAATTGTTTATGCGGCATCTACAAATAATAATAATCCAACTATTCTTGGCAAATTAGCTGTAACCAATTTACCTGACGATGAGGAATTAACAATTTCTTTTGGTATTCAGAATGGAGAGGCTGTAGCTAAAACTATGTCTATTGATTATATTTTTGTATCAAAAGAAAGATAGGAGCAAACATGCGTAGAATTGAAGTTAAAATGGATTTGGCTGATGTCGATCCAAATGGTGTATTTGAGGATCAAACGCTAGGCGGTTCTGGTTATTTTACTCTTAACGGAGCTGGGGTAACTGGAGGCGAATGGATCACTCCTGACAGATTTGCTAAAAAAATTGGCTTTGAATCAACTGGTAACTTATCTGGGGTTACTTTTGTAATTTCTGGTTATGAAGACAAAAATAAGACAATTGCAATTTCTGAAGGCGTTACTGGACCTAATAACTCAACAGTTGAAACAACGAATTATTTTTATTCAATACAAAGTATTGCGGCAAGTGGAGCAGTTGCAACAAATGTTGAAGCTGGTCCAGTTGATGAAGCTATTTCTCAAATAATTCCTATAAAAAGGACATTTTCTGATAGAAATGAACGAATTACTGGCTTGACATTTATAAAAACGGGGACTATAAATTATACAGTTCAACAAACAAATGATAATGTTCAATCAAAAGATGATAGAACATTTAATTGGTTAAACTCAGATGATAGTAATGTTGTAAATGCAACAACTTCTAAAAATAGTAATTATACAACTATGCCAATGGCTATGCGTGTTAAAATTAATTCCTATTCATCTGGTGCCGAATTATTAATACAAGTTAATTAATATGGATTATTTAGTAATATGCGACAGAACTGGCTTTAAAAAATGGCGTTCAGAATGTCAATATGAATGGGACGGAAAATTAGTTTGGAAAAAAGTTTGGAGGAGAAGACAACCTCAGGATACTGCGATTGTTTATCCTCCAGCTCAAAAAATTGCTGACTCTAGACCAGAAACAAAAGATAATTTTATTAATGTTCCAACACCTAATTATGATTAAATATGAAAAAAGGTTTATACGCTAATATTCACGCTAAAAGAAAAAGAATTGAAGCTGGATCTGGCGAAAAAATGAGAAAAGTAGGAAGCAAAGGCGCACCTACTGCTAAGAATTTTAAACAATCTAAAAAGACTGCAAAAAAATAAATATGCCAAAAAAATCTGTTAGTTTAAGTTTAGGCAGGGGCGAAAAATCACCAACTGGTGGATTAACTGCTAAAGGTAGAGCAAAATATAATAATGCTACCGGGAGTAATTTAAAAGCTCCTGTAAGTAAAAAAAGTGCAGAAAAAAGTCCTAAGGCTGCCGCTAGAAGAAAATCATTTTGCGCTAGAATGTCTGGCGTTAAAGGACCAACTAGTAAAGATGGCAAACCAACAAGAAAAGGTTTGGCATTGAAAAAATGGGACTGTTAATTTTAATTTAAACAATTGGCAAACATATGAAAAAATGCGGAACAAAAAAAGGTGGAAAGAAAAAATAATTCTTGACACTAAAAAATAATTAATCAATAATTAAGCAATATTTGAGTAAATAGTGCATAAAAAATTAAAAACTCAAGAATAATGGATTGTTTTAATCTGCCTGTTATAGCTGAAAAATACAATAAAGACTTATCTACTCTTTCTAATATGGAAAAAATAGAGTTGGCAGAATATTTTTTAAAAAATTATTTTGAAGGTTCTGAGCAAACTGCAAAAGAACTTCCTTTAGAGCATTTTATTTGCAACAAAACATATACTAGACAAATTACTCTTCCTAAAGATATGCTCTTGACGGGAAAAGTTCATAATTTTGATCATGTAAGCATTTTATCTAAAGGCGATGTATCAGTCATGACGCCAGACGGAATCAACCGCATTAAAGCTCCAGCAACTTGGATTTCAAAAGCAGGAACTAAAAGACTAATTTATGTCCACGAAGAAACAATTTGGTCAACTATTCATCATAGCGAACACACTACAGTAGAAGATCTACAAAATGAATTAGTTCACGAAAGTGATTTATCATGGATTCAATCAAATTTATTGGAGGATAAATGACTTACGCAGCGGTAGCAATAGGTGGAGCTGGATTAATGGCTGGAGGCATGGGTGTCCAAGGATATTTTGCCAATAAATCAGCAAAAAAAGCAGCAAAAGCTCAAGCAAATGCAATGGAGGCTTACCTTGCACAAATGAGAATAGGTAGACAAAATGCTATATCATATCAGCAACCATACGAACAAGCAGGAAGACAAGGTTTAAATTTGCTTCAACAATATCTTACTGGCGACCCAACTTCTGTAATGTCTCGTTTAGAAAATGCACCTGGATATCAATTTAGATTACAACAAGGTCAAAACTCAATCCAAAATTTATTAGCTTCTAGAGGTGGTTTAAAATCAGGTGCGGCAATGAAATCTTTAGAAGAATTTGCTCAAGGAACAGCTTCTCAAGAATTTGGAAATCAAGTTGGATACTTACAAGGACTTGCTGGAATAGGACAAAATGCTGCTACAGCAATGAGTAACGCAGAATTATTTGCAGGATCAAATATGGCTTCTGCATCACAACAAGGTATTTTAGGTCAAGGTATGGCTATGGCTAACCGTGATGCCCAAATGGGCAATATTATTGGCAGTGGAATGAGTCAAATTGGCGGCAGTATATTAGGGATGGGAATGCAAGGCATGGGTTCACAAACAAAATCACCTTCTGGTTTTACCTCAACAGGTGGCGGACAATATAATTCAAGAGCATTTATGAATGCTGGTCAATCTTCAATGGGGTTTTAATGTCAGAATTAATTCAACAACAAACTCCAGATTATGTAGGTAGCATTTTAAAAGGATATCAGTTTGGTCAGCAAGCAAAAGCTAATCAACTACAACTTCTTGCTGCCCAACAAGAAATGGATATTAATAAATATAAATTAGCTCAAGCCGAAGCGGAAAATATTTTATCTAAAACTGCTTCAATGGGCGATACTAACGCTTTACGGCAACTTGCAGCTTATAATCCAACTCGTGCCGAAGGCATAAGAAAACAACAAGAGTATTCTGATATCCAAGGAGCTAGAATTTTAGATTCTTATGCTTCAATGCCTCAATATGCCTTTTCTCAAAAAAAATGGGAACAAATGCACAATGAATATAAAGATGCAACAGGAAAAGAATTACCTTTACCTTCTGAAAAATCACCAGAAGCAATTCTTGAATTTAAAAGACTTTCTTCTCGATTAAAAGGTAGAGAACAAGACCTTAAAGAGCAATACCAAGCAGCTCAAATTAGAACTGAAGGTTTACAACAAGGTAAAATTGGCATTGATATTCAAAAAGGTAGACAAGATTTACAAAAAGGTGAATTAGATATAATGAAATCTCGTGGCGAGTTATTAAACGCTGAACAAGAAAGGCAATTTGCTTCTGAACAAGGCTTAACTGTAAGCGGTTTTAAAAAACAGCAAGAAGAGGTGGGGAAAGCAAGGGGTGAAAAAACAGTATTATTACAATCAGCTTCTTCTAAAATGCCTCAGTTAATTAACACGATAAATAAATTAAGTAAACTGGGCGAGACTGCAACTTACACTGGCTTGGGTGTGGCTAGAAATACAGCTATGAGAGAATTAGGATTACCGCTCCCGAAAGGCGCAGTTTCAAGAAGAGAGTATATCGCTGTTGTGGATAACGAGATTCTGCCTTTACTAAGAGATACTTTTGGCGCACAATTTACACAAAAAGAAGGTGAGTCTCTAAAATTTACCCTTGGAGATACCGGAATGTCACCAGAAGAAAAAGAGTCAGTTCTTAAATCGTTTATTGAGACTAAAATACAAACACTAAACTCATCATCCTCTGAATTAGGTTATGAACCATTAAATCCAACAATTGTGTCTAAAGGTAAATATTCTGTTATTAATGGAAAGATAATCAAAGAAGGTCAAACAGCTACAAACCCACAAACGGGACAAAAAGTAGTTTTTAAAGGAGGACAATGGCAAAACCAGTAATTCCACAAGGATTTGTTTTAGACGAATCGCCACAAGGAAATCAGCAAGGAAATTTTGGACTACCTGCTGGCTTTCAATTAGATGATGAAAGCCAATCTAGCGAACCTAAAATGTCAATGGGAGAAGCTGCTTTTATAACCGCAACTAACCCTTTAGGTTTTGGCGATGAAATTAAAGCAGGAATTTCCGCTGGTGTTGCAAAATTATTTGGTGGTCAAGCTACTCAAAACATAGATATTGGTGATTTATATAGAGAAGCAAGAACTACCGAAAGAGCTAAATTAGATAAGGCAAGACAAGATCAACCTTTAGCATCTTTTGCTGGTCAAGTATTTTCCGATGTTGGTGTAGCTGGAAAAAGTCTTAAAGCTCTTGGTTTAACTGGTCAAAGTTTTGGAACTGCTGTAAAAGGAGGCACTAGTTTAGGTGGAGCAAGTGCTTTAGGGGAAACTAAAGATTTAACTAATATTCCACAAACTCTAAAAGATGTTGCAACTGGGGCAGTTGCTGGAGGAGTTGTAGGTGGTGGCATTCAAAAAGCTTTTCCTGTTGCTCAAAATGCCGTTGGTGCAATTTCTCAAGCTCCTAAAAAACTATTGCAAAAAATAACTGGAATTGATTCAAAAGCGGTAAAAACATTTCAAGAATTAGGAATCGAACCAACTCTTGCCGATGTTTCTAAATCTGCTGGCTTACAAAACTTTATTAAAGATGTCCCTTTAGCTGGCAAACCAATTACAGAAGCTTTACAAAAACAGGTAAATGATATTTCTGGGCAAATTCAGAATGTTTCTAAGTCTCAAGGCGGAACTTATAGCCAAGCTGGTAAAGAAATTGTAAAAGGTGCCGAAAATATTATCGAAAAATCTAAATTAAGAGACAAGCAGCTTTATGGCAAGGTAGATGAATTTATTCCTGCTGATACTCCTGTTTCAATGGATAACACTTTTAAAGCTTTACAAGATCGCAAAGTGCAAATTACTAGCGCTGTTAGTGGTGGAAAGGTTGCTGGATATAACAAATTTATCACTGATGCTCAAAATCAATTATCACAAGGCAAACAAATTCCTTATGATAGTTTGACAGCTTTAAGAAGCGAAGTTGGCACAGCTTTGCAAGGTAAACTAGAACCACAAGAAAGAGCCGCTTTGAATAAAATTTATAGTGGACTTACTAACGATATTAAAACAAATATTCAACGCTCCGATTTAGATAAAATTGGCAAACAAAGTGCCTTGCAAGCTTGGGAAAAAGCCAATGCTTCTCACCGCTTAAGAACCAATTTTATTAAAGAAAATATCCAGCCTTTACTTGACAAAGGAACTCCCGAAGAAGTTTACAAATACGCAACCTCACAAGCTAGACTTGGCGGCACAAGGGTTAGTCAAATTATGCGTTCTTTAAATGATAATCAAAAGGAATTTATCAGAGGCACTTTAATTCGTGATTTAGGTTTAGCTCAAAAAGGCGTTCAATCTGCCGAAGCCAACATATTTAGCCCTCAAAAGTTTATGGCTGAATATTCTACACTTAAAAAGAACGGCACTGAAAAAGCTATATTTACTTCTGAGCAAGTAGACGCATTTAATCGTTTAAACAAAGTTGTTGAACTAACTAAAAACACTGAACAAGCAAAGCAACAAAAGCAACTAATGCAAGCAATTGGATTGACAAGTGTTGGCGTTTCAACTGGTGGTGCGGGATTAATTCCTGCATTAGGTGGAGCTAGAATAACAGCTAATTTGATGTCTAACCCTAAATTTATCAATTGGTTAGCCACTACTTCTCAATCTACTCCAAAAGAACTGCCAAGGCATTTAAGCAGACTTTCAGCAATCACCGCTGCAAAACCCGAAATAAGAGAAGATGTTTTAGAGTTTTTATCTGCCTTTGGAATAAATGATTCTGAAGCTTCAAAAGATTTACAAGATAATAATTATAAGGACTAAATTATGGCACAAAGATTTATTGAACCAATAGCAAGAATATTCACCAACGCAGGAGCTGTTGGAGTAGGATATAAATATTATTTTTATTTAACTGGAACAACAACGCCAGTAACAACATATCAAGACATTAATTTAACCGTAGCAAATACTAACCCAGTTTTGTCTGATGCCAATGGGCGCTTCCCGGAAATATGGTATTCTGATTTATCGCAATTAAAATTAATTGTTAAAGATTCTTTGGATAATACAATAGAAACTTGCGATCCCGTTGGTGCTACAGCTGAAATTGTATCTTTAAATGATTTTGATGTCCGACCAACTTCATATTGGGGATTAACAGCAGGAACTTCAACAGCTTATACATTATCAGCAAATCCTACAGTTATTTCATATAATAACTCACAAACATTTGTTATACAAATTCACATAGATTGTGGAAATAATCCAACTTTAGCAGTAGATAGCTTAACTGCTCAAAATTTTAAGAAATATACGCAACAAGGAACAAAAATTAATTTAAAAGCTAATGATTTAAAAGCTAACCAAAGATATTTTTGCACTTATGATGGCGTTGATATAGTTGTTTTAAATCCTAACTCATTACCCCTTTTGTCAGGAACTTCTACAGCTTTGACAATATCAGCAGGAGTTATTACATTAAATAATAATTCAAGTTCATATGCTATAGATACTGAAGGATCAACATCTTCCGATGATTTAGATACAATTAATGGTGGACAAGATGGTCAAGTTATTTTTTTGAGAAGTGCAAACAGTGCTAGAAATGTAGTTCTAAAACATGCAACTGGCAACATTTTTAATCCTCAAATTAATTCTCAAAATAATGCTGCAAACAGAAATATAACATTAGATTTAACAACTGATTTTGTGTGTTTGAGATACGACTCTGCTTTGGCTTATTGGATAAATATTTCAAGTTCATTTAATATTAATAATTTTACAAATTCTAAAGCTAGTTCAGGCTATACTTATCTGCCAAATGATTTAATTTTACAATGGGGATTTACTTCGACAGCAGAACCTCCCGTTACAGTCTCTGCCACATTTCCAATTGCTTTTCCAAATTCTGTTCTTCAAGCAACTCTTGGAAGTAGTTTTGGCGGATTCACAAGCGCGCGTATAACAAGCTTGACTAATTCTGGTTTAAATGTTAGCGCGGATGAGTGGGCATCTGTTACAAACAGTGGCTTTTGCAGATACATGGCAATTGGTTATTAATTATTAATTATTAAAAAATATGACAGTAAAAGTAAATTACGATACAGAAACAACATTAGTAAAAGGATATTATCCAGACATAATTAACTATGCATCAATTCCTGAGCCTTACATTGAAATTACCGAAGAACAACACCAAATTGCTTTAGGTAAACAAATGTGCGTTGTTGATGGAATTTTTCAAGAATATATAATTCCTAATAATATTTTATTAGAACAACAAAAAATTATTAAAATTAATATATGTTTAAATTATTTAAAAAAAACTGATTGGTATATTATAAGATCATTAGATTTAAGTAATTTAAACCCTATACCTCAAAATATTTTAAAAAATAGAGCAGATGCTAGATCATTGCAAGATGCTATTAATAATGCAAATAGTTTGACTGAATTAAATAATTTAAACATTAATTTTATTGATTAACATGAGCGTTTCAGGAACAAATACATTTACACAAACAAGAAATAATATAATTAATCGTGCTTATAAAATTATAGGAATTAAAACTCGTGGAAGAGATTTAACGGCAGAAGAAATTAATGAAGCATCGGAAGCATTAAATTTATATGTCAAAGGCTTAAAAAGTGAAGGTGTTTATCTTTGGAAATACGCCGAGGGAACTTTATTTTTAAAAGTAGGTCAAGAAAGTTATATTTTAGATGGAACAACCGCCAACGCAACAGAATCTTTTGTCCAAACCACAACTAATGCAACAGCAACAAGTGGAGTAAACTTAATTGTAGTTACTAATGCAAGTGGGTTTACTATTGGATACAACATAGGAATAATGCAAAATGATGGTAATTTGCATTGGACAACCATTTCTAATATATCGGGAACAACAATTACTTTGACTGCTCCTTTAACTAATAATGTATCAAATAAAGCAACTGTTTATGTTTACCAAACTAAAATTACACGCCCCGAAGCAATAACATCAGCAAGGAGGAGAGATTCTTCAAATTACGATACTCCTTTAAATGAACTTGCTAGAAGTGATTATTTTAATCTTGCTCAAAAAACAGTAATTGGACAACCAACTCAATTCTATTACGACAAACAATTAAGTTCTGGAACAATTTATTTGTATCAAGCTCCAGATGATGCTTCTAATACAATTAAATTTACATTTCAAAAAATGTTTTTTGATTTAAATACAGGCAATGACAATCCTGATTTTCCTATTGAATGGGCTGAAACTTTAGCTTTTGGTTTAGCTTCTCGTTTATCTTATGATTTTTCAATTGACAAAACAAAATCTGAGCAAATTAAAAGAACATACGATGAAATGTTGCGTAATTTAAAAGGATATGATAGAGAAGATTCAATTTATTTTGTCCCAACTTATAATTTATATAGATAATGATCCAGCAAATACATTTTGGAGTAAATTCATATAAAGCTAAAAGTGGTTTAATATCTGCTGAGCGATTGGTTAATTGTTATGCTGAAATAACACCCCAAACTAGTGCATTTCCTAATATGGTGTTAGGAACAGCAGGGTTTGATGTTTGGTTAGATACTGCAGTTTCTTTGCCAATTTATGGAATGCATGTTATGAATGGAGATTTATTTGTTGTGGCAGGAAATAAAGTTTTTAAAATTGATACAAGCAAAACAACGACTTTAATTGGTGAAATAACAAGTCAAATAGGTCAAGTTATTATGACTGACAATGGGACTCAAGTTACAATACAACTTCCAAGCGGTATTACTTATTATTGCACAGATTCTGCAGGATCATTATTGCAAATAACAGATGGAGATTTTAACAATTCTGGCTCAATAACAACACTTGACGGTTTTACTGTATCTGCCTTAATAGACTCAAATGAATTTCAATGGTCAAATGTTAATGCAACAGAAAATTGGAATGCATTAAATGCAGCAACTGTTGAGGCTAATTCATCAAAAATTGTTAGAGTTTATCAAAATAATTTAGAACTTTGGTTTTTTAAAGAAGATATAATTCAAGTATATTATAATACTGGATCAGGAAATCCTTTATTTCAAAGAAAAGAAGGTGTTTATATTGAAAAAGGTTGCGCTTCTAAATATTCAATAGCAACTCTTGATAATTCATATTTTTTCTTAGGTAACGATGGAATAATTTATCAAACTGTAGGATATCAATTAAAACAAATATCTACTTTTCCAATATCGCAAAAAATTAAAGAATACGCAATAATAAATGATGCTATAGCTTTTACTTATATTTTAGGAGGACATAAATTTTATTGTATTACTTTTCCATCGGCAAATAAAACTTGGGAATACGATATATCAACAGAATTATGGCATGAAAGAGAAAGTATTAACAATACAGGAAAAAGTGGCAGATGGAAAGCAAATTGTTATATAAATTTTAACAATAAAAATTTAATAGGAGATTTTGAAACAGGCGTTATATATGAATTAAAAGATAATTTGCATACTGAAAATGGTGTCGTAATTAAAAGAGAGGTTATAGGAACAACCTTGTTTAAAAATTTTGCAAGAATGACAATGTCAAGATTTATAGTTTGTATGGAAACGGGCGTTGGAATAGCGACTGGACAAGGTCAAAATCCACAAATTATGGGAAAGTTTTCTATTGATGGCGGTAAAACATTTAGCAATGAATTATGGCAACCAGTTGGAACGGAAGGTTCTTACTGGACGGAGATATTTTGGACACAAATAGGGCAGGGTCGTTCTTTTATAGCAAAACTAAATTACACTGAGCCAACTAAATTTGTAATTGCTGGTTGTTTTGTAGAAATTGAAACAGAAAATGATTAATATACCAAACAATAACCAACCAGTTGAAGATAACGGCATGATAAAACCAGAATGGAATACATTTTTTCAACAAATTAAGACAGTAATAAAAAATGATTATGCACAAAATATTGGTTTACCTAACGCCTTACAACCAATAATTGATGAAAACAAAAATATTGATAGAATTTGGTATAATTTTTTTGAAAAAAGTTACAAAACAACTGGTGCATCTTTTGGTATTCCATCTTCCCAAGAAAAGTTGAGCAGTAAGTGGCATACATTTTTTGAAAATATGTATCAAGAGTTAAAATAATTGTTGATTATTTATTTAAAACATTAATAATGA